TTCATATCGAGCATTGCTTAAAGAATTGAAATATAAGAATGGTTCAAAAGACATGATTACATTTGTTGAAGTTGCTGAGTGTAAACATTCATATATCAAACTTACTAATGATATGCAACACGTAGATGCTATTACTGATCCCGATCCTTGTATACCCCAAAAGACGCCTGCTGATGTATTTGCAGAGGCATATCCTTCAGGGAAATCCGGAACCAGTGCAATTGCTGTTATAGATAATGTTGATGACCCTAAGTATAATGTAACAGTCGTCAACAACAATACGCCTGATGCTAATGGGGATATTGTAATAACCAAGCAAACTACCACAACACCAAAATCGAGCAATGATGATAATAATTCTGTTTCATTTGACGCTGCATCTTCTGATGATGATGATGATGATATACAATTTAAAAAGAAAATTGATATTGTACCGGTGCCCGCTGTAGTTACTACACCTGATCCGGATAAAAAAGATCCTGTGAATCAGGTTGAGCACAAGATGCGTAAGGGTGTGTTGGTTACTGATGGTAAGTATATTATCCGAAACTTATATGATCTTCCTTTTAGAGAGATTAATACAAACCCACACTACATAATGCAATATGCACGCGATGATTTTTTACAAAGTGCGTTTAATTATCTTAAAACAGAGAAAATCATACAACTTATTGATTGGCAGGGCAATTCTAGAACATGGTTCAATTGGCCTGAAGCCCATATTAATCGTCCTGTTATCACACCAAAAGATTCATTGAGATATGCTACGGTAGTAAGTAATGCAAAGGATCGTAGTTGCTACTGTACTTGTTTGACAATAAAGGAATGTACACACACAAATATGGCGACGCTCTTTTCTAATGATAGTTTATACTATACAGGTTTATTGGATGAATTAACCAACGCACATATAAAGAAAAAGATACAGTTGGAAAGTTACCACGTCCTACATATATATGATCCCAAGGTCGACGGTGCAGTGTTAGGGTGTAAAATGGCAACTGATATTCATGTTGGAGGTTATTGGTGGCGTTCACAAAATAATATTGTTTGCTACCCCGATGTCACCGGGAAAGATGCTGGTTCATATTATATGCATGAAGATCTGTTTCCTGAGTTGTATACAGCACAGCGCACAGCATATAAGAATTTGATTATTGAGGTAGTAATGCGTCAAAGTCTTATTGGCCAGGATTTAGTTATGGTCAAGATTACACAACAGAATGGAGGGGTTAAGGCTAAGGTGCCACCAGGAATAAGGGGCGTCTATCTGTACACCTCGTTTGATGAACTGCAGCTGCTTAAAAGTTATGCTTTAGCACGTGTGCCTAGTGATTTAATACCTGATGCAACAAGGGAGTGTAACAAAGCTTTCAAGACTAGTGTGTTACCACAAACCATAACCTCTGGATCCAAACATTATGCGTTCACTGATTACGATGATATAAAGCATAAATTACAGAGTAGGTTTGAATTACACGGGCATATATGTGCGACCTGTAAACTTTATTACTTCCATGCGCATCGTAATAAAGACATGAGAGTGGGTAAGGACTATAATCTTAGACCAACTGATATAGTCGGAAATTCAGCTCATGGCAAATGTCCAAATACTAAATGTAAGGATTATGTAGTGGACACTTCGACTCTATTTTATATACCATCTGAGGAACTACAGGCACAAAGTAAAGAATGGATTGAAAAATACATAGCTGAAATTTCCATCCCTGACCAACCTGCATTAAAAGCAGATTTGAAGTCTGATGTGGTTGTAGTAGAACCCATTGTGCAATTACACAGTTGTTTGGTTCGTAGTCAATATTTAGAAAAGATTGACTACCCTACAGGAACTACACTGTATATAACAGCTGAAGATGGTGTACGAACACACCATATAGTATTACGCGCTGATACAATAGCAGATATTAAAGCTACTGAGATTGTGGAGCGGTTTACTGTTGAATCCACCATTAGTTACCGTATCGAAGCATTAAAACCTGTAGATGTCATAATACCATCAGCACTCTTGAATGCATGCATTACTAAAGCTACAACTATAGGGTACAGTTCAGTTGTTAGACCAGTTAGCACGGTAATATCGGATATATCACGTACATTACGTACAAATGTACGATATCATTTTTCAACCACTGAAGTATATTCAATATTGTGTCATATAGTAAGGCTTGCACGAGTCGAAAAAACTACTGTTGAAATTATTTCAAATTCTGATTCGGCTGCTGTATTAAATGCACAAAATGAAGGTAGAACCTATGACATAAACATGACTTTCTTTGAACGTTGTGCAAAACTAGGTGTCATTGCAGCAATATTTACTATGCGACCTGAATCCACTAAAGAAACTAATGAAACAAAGCGAACCTATACATATGGATGTCGGGAGTTCAGTATTTTCTTGTGTGAATATTTGAGTTCAGCAGGTAGAATAGTACCCTGGATCGGGAATTTAATAGCCAATATAACCCTGGTCCGGTCATTAACTAGCTCTCATTGAAGAGGGCTTTCTGTTGTTGGAAGGTGGGAGTATATACCTAAATCACAGATAGGTCATGGTATGCTCCCGGAGGTGAACATGCTCAAAGGGTTTGGGCATGATTTCAATCATTTCTTTTTACCTCCGTATGTTACAATATGTGATATTGATATTATCCTCCAACAACAGAGACCTTGTAGGTCAAAATTTGTACGTGTACTACCCAAGTTTGTACGTAATAAATGCACCGTATATGCTAACAGTCTTGATAATTTGGTTTCTGCCATGTATCGCCAGACTATAGCTAATATAGAACCAAACCCTTTAATTTTAAAAGGGTTTTTAGAGTTTTTCAATTCCACAATACTTGACGAATTGGCCACACTCATCACAGGTATACAGGTGCATCCAAAAATATGGTATAATCATCTTACATATTCACAACAGGTAAAGGTAAGTAAATATTTTAAAAACCCTGATATGGATATTACTGATCCCATGTACTATACCTGCATGTGTAAATCCGAAAAACAGTTTGGGGACAAACCTAAAACCCGATGTATTTCCGATGCATGTCAGTATGATAAGTTCCTTCTTGGGCCTATTATTTATGAACTACAGCAGCACCTTAGAAGTATGAAAGGATACGCACCTGAAATGACTTTTGAAGATAAAGCTGCTGAATACAACAGGTGGCATGCTAATGGATGGGAAATATTCTGTTTAGATATCAACGGATTCGACAGAAGCAATGGGAAAAGATTAAAATTTAAAACTCATTTCCCGATCTATGGATTAATAGCTGATTTAATGAATCTGGCTAAATTATGTGATTCAGGTAAAATCACCAGGAATGCATTCATGAAGCGCTGTAAGATCAAAATTAAGGATAGCATGTTGCCCGATTCAGTTAAGGAACAAAGCTACATAATTATAGAAGCTACAGTGTTCTCGGGTCGTTCATGTACGACAGCAATCAATACTATCGTGATGTCAGCAATAATGAGATATATCATGGAAGTTATACTTGGGCTTAGACCAGATGAATATGGATTGATGTGTTGTGGTGATGATTCTATAGTAGGATACCCATCAGGCATACCGCGTGAATACCTGAAAGAAATCATATATCAGGTGTTTGCACAGCCAGGACACTACACACACCCAATGTTGTACCCGTTTATTCAACATGGTATTGGTATGCAGGTCAAGTTTATATTACAGGGTTCGGTACAGGATGCTGATTTTTGTTCCACAATTACATTTTACTGTGAGGTGTGCAAGAAATACCGCCTACTTAAAAAACTTGACAAATTTGCAGCATCTATTATCTATTCTATTAAAGCTGCTGGTTATTCTGAGAAAAATTTCAAAGCATATATGCAGGCTATGTATGTAGGTAACAAACATTGGATCAATGATTTGCCTATTTATACACAACTTAATAATTTGTTGTATACAGGCTCAAAAGATATTATTGACTTCAAAGATGGTAACAAGAAAGAAAAAATACCACTGAACTATGATGAACAACTACATTATGAGAAGTATTATATTAATGCCTATAATAAGGATTATGACAAATATATTAAGATATTTGGCAATCATGATGATGCATACACTTTTGCAGGAAAACATCAGGAATCTTATCAATGCTGTAGTGATGCACTCATGAATCGATTTAAAACGCTATATGGATGGTCCATAAATGATATACAAGTAATAATCCATACTTTGTGTAATATGGAACCAACAACAACTATACCTTTATTGGATGTAGGTTTTGAATATTATGAAAACACATATTTAACTAGCTTGAAGATGTAATTTAAAGTTTGCTGATTTATTAAAACAGCAGTTCGCACATGTCCAAAGGACATATACAGACACCTAACGATCGTCTGTTC